AAAATATTGGAAAAAGAAAAGTTATATTTTCCAAGGATTTGTCACAACTAATCCGTTAGCGGAAGACACAACACCTGAGAATCCGATCAGAAGATTCATCATCGGACCTCAGATCTTCAACATAATTAGAGGGGCATTAATGGATCCGGAGATGGAAGAAATGCCAACTGATTACTTGAAAGGTGTAGACTTCAGGATCACCAAGACCACAAAGGGTGGTTATGCTGACTACTCTACATCAAAATGGTCAAGAAGAGAAAGACCGTTGGACGAGGCAGAGAGAGCCGCGATCGACACACACGGGTTACACAACCTAGGTGACTTTAGACCAAAAGAGCCAACCGAGGCAGAGGTTAAAATAATCAAAGAATTATTTGAGAAATCTGTGGAAGGTGAGGCTTATGATCTGGAACAGTACGGACAGTACTTCAGACCAGCAGGGGTGGCCTACACCAAACCACAGACACCTGTTGCGGAAGCACCAGCGACCACAACGGCAACTGCATCTGAACCTACTCCGGCTATGAGTCAACCAGCACCAGCACCACAACCAGAGGCGGCCCCGGCAACGGCGGCACCCGCGGGCGACAGTGCCAAGAGGGCGGAAGACATACTGAAACTGATCAGATCAAGACAAGCAAAGTAGTCTAACGTATGTTGTACGAGATCGACGGCAAACCCGCATTTCGTATCAATCTTTACGATCACGCCGTTGCTCGTAAATGGAAGAAATTAATTCAATCCATTTACGTTGGCGACGGCGAGGATATAGACCACAAAAGAACCTTTTTCTTTTTACGTACTGAAAAGGAAATTAGACAAATCCTCTTACAATCAATTGTACAAATAAACAAGTTTTTAAAAACAGAATTTATTCAAATCCCTAATAAAATAAATTGGAAGAAACAATATTTTTACAATGATCTTCATATAAAATTTGAAAAACTATCAGGTACATACGATAACCCTTCCAAATTAATAAAGATTGCTCCATTAGACATAAAAGAAAATATTAGAGATATTAACTTCTGTGTTCATGCGCTAGAACAACGATCCGAACAAGATAACAAAAATGTTTTTAATATACAATGGACAAAAAAAAGAGCACAAACTCCTAGATTTAAATTCAGCGATGACGAGTATAGTCTAATAAAATTTCATATGGAGAAAAATGAAGTCTACCTGGCTTATAATGAGTTAGGTAAAAGTTTTATCGATTTATGGAAAGACAATTTGCCAATCAATTATAGTGCTACTAAAAATAATCACTTCATAGGTCCAGATATCTTTATATCATTCAAAGACAAAGAAAATATCTTTGACAAAAAATTCACAGAATGGTGTCGCGTCCATAATATAGATCCTTTTGATAAAAAACACGGAATAGGGATATTGCCAATTGGTAAAATATCCGACTATATGCCACAACATTTGACAAAAGATAGTAAATTAGATATAATAAAAGGAATTTAATGAAAAATAAAATTAAACATATTGTGCAGTGGATACTTTACAAACAAATACCTGCTTGGGTATTAATAGCAATAATATTAATCTGGATACTATTATAGGAAAGGCAAAAAATGACAAAAGTGTTTGACGCGACAAAATTTAGAAAGAGCATAACAAAATCTATACAAGGACTAGGTATCGGATTTAGTGATCCAACAGACTGGATCTCAACAGGCAACTATGCTCTCAACTATTTGATGACCAGTGATTTCAACAAAGGAATCCCATTGGGTAAAGTGACAGTGCTCGCAGGAGAATCAGGTGCGGGTAAATCATACATAGCATCAGGAAACATAATCAAGAATGCTCAAGCACAAGGGATTTTCGTAATTTTGATTGATACAGAGAACGCACTTGACGAGACATGGCTACAGGCACTGGGAGTTGACACGTCAGAAGAAAAACTCCTGAAGTTGAGCATGTCAATGGTGGACGATGTGGCAAAGACCATATCCGAATTCATGAAAGGCTACAAGGAACAACACGCTGACAACAAAGAAGGTGCTCCTAAAGTCCTTTTCGTGATAGACAGTTTGGGTATGATGCTGACGCCCACAGATGTAAACCAATTCGAAGCAGGTGACATGAAGGGTGACCTAGGTAGAAAACCTAAAGCACTCACGGCACTGGTCAGGAACTGTGTAAACATGTTTGGTAGTTGGAACGTTGGGTTGATAGCAACCAACCACACATATGCATCACAGGACATGTTTGATCCAGATGACAAGATATCCGGTGGACAGGGTTTCATCTACGCGAGTTCTATAGTGATAGCGATGAAGAAACTAAAATTGAAAGAAGACGAGAAGGGCAACAAGATATCAGAGGTAAGGGGTATCAGGGCGGCGTGTAAGGTCATGAAGACCAGATATGCCAAACCTTTTGAAGGCGTACAGGTCAAGATACCATACGACACGGGCATGGATCCCTACAGCGGACTGATTGACCTATTCGAGAAGAAGGGCCTACTGGTACAGACCGGAAATAGACTGAAATACATTGATCCACAGGGCAAGGAGCACATAGACTTCAGGAAAGCCTGGACGGGTGATAAATTAGATATGATAATGGCCAACTTCAAGGAAAGCACAGAACAAAAAGAAACAACTGTCGAGGAAGAACCAAAATCAAAAGCAAAGAAAACTGAAATTAAAGAAGAGGACAACGCGGAATAATGATTGATTTCACACACGAGGACATCGAGCGTTTATGGAACTCCATATCTCACTATGTACCCGAAAGGTCTAAACTAGATGCGGCAATTGATTTCATCAAAAGCCTCGACGACATAGGTATCGAACACGACGAAATAAAAGCATCTGGCGAGTTTGACCCAAAACTTGAGGAAGCGATTAACACAGTGTTCGAGGAAGAGGAAGACCTAGACGAATCATACGACGACGGCTACAGCGAGGACTAATGATAAACTGGTACAGTGAAGTAAGCAGGAGCCTGGAAAAGATTCCTGATTGCGTGGCGTACTTTGACAAGGAACTGCTGGAAGCAAGGAAACAGTGCAAGATATATGGCAACCTCGAAAGAGCATCAGCGTCTTTGCCTGGTATCGTGGAGGAGAGATTCGGCCAACTACAACAACTGGAAGCCATACTAGAATACCTTAACATAGAACTGAGACGTCTCAGATCAAAAACATTCCGTAAATTCTTAGAAAACTACAACAGGGCACTGTCCAGCAGAGATGCTGAAAAGTATGTGGATGGTGAGGACGATGTTGTGGACCTTACTAAAATTGTAAACGACTTTGCACTACTGCGTAACCAATGGTTAGGCATAACCAAAGGACTAGACCAAAAACAATGGCAGATAACCAACATCGTGAAACTGAGGGTGGCGGGAATGGAAGATGCCGACATCAAATAACAGAATAATACTCACGGACGTTGACGGTGTGTTGCTAGAATGGGAAAACCATTTCACCAAATGGATGTTGCAGAAATCATACTTCGACGAACAGGGAAACCGATACCATCCCTACAAACTACTGCCCGACAAACAGAACACATACGAGATGGCGGAAAGGTTTGGTGTGACCAAAGATCATATCAGGGCACTGATCAGGGAATTCAACAGGAGTGCCTGGATGGGCACACAGAGACCTATGTTGGACTCGCAGACCTGGGTCAAGTTGTTGTCCGCGGAAGGCTGGACGTTCATACCCATAACATCACAGACATCAGACATACCAGCACAGCAGTTGCGTAAGCGGAGACTGGGGGAACTGTTTGGGGATCATGTGTTCACAAATTACCATATCCTGGGTACGGGTGCCGACAAAGATTCAGCATTAGCGGAGTTTCATGATACCGGACTGTATTGGGTCGAGGACAAGCCAAACAACGCTGTCGCCGGGCTCAAATACGGTTTAAAGCCCATATTAATCGACCACCCATACAATCAAGACTTTGATCATCCTAACATTACCAGAGTAAGTAATTGGAAAAATATACACAAAATTATAAGTAATGACTCTAAAAAAAAATAGTACTTTCTGCATCAGACCGTTTACTTCAATAACATCGAACTCAAACGGCACAATTAGAGCTTGTTGTAAAATAAAACCAAACAAAAGTAAATTTAAATCTGAAAAACTTTTTTCAGTACACAAAGACGGTATTAAAAAGTATTGGGCGAGTGACTATAAAAAATACCTTGAAAATCAATTTTTACAGGACAAGAAACCATCAGAATGTGTGTCATGTTGGGATGAAGAAGAAAAAAACTTAATAAGTCATCGTATTAGAGGAAACAGAGAACAAAAGTTTCTTGCTAAAACAAACTATATAAAATATTTAAAATTATTAAAAAAAGTTGACTTGCCGGAGGCTGAAGAGTACGAATGGGTTATTTCAAATCTTTGTAACTTAAAATGTCAAATGTGCAGTGGAGTACATAGTTCTAAACTTCTAGTTGAAAATCATGCTATCGGCGAAGAACTAGAAATAAAACAAAAAGAATATAACTGGTCAACCCAGACAAAACTAGATATAATTTCAAAATTAGATTTATCTGTTGTAAAAAGAATGACATTTCTAGGTGGCGAGCCATTACTAGTGCCGGAGATAGTCCAATTACTAGAAAAAATATCCAACACCATTTACGCCGAAACAATAGATCTAACAGTTGTGACAAACGGAACTGTAATAAACGATTATATTTTTTTAATTTTAGATAAACTTAAAAAATTAAAAATAGTTTTTTCTTTAGAATCAACTTCTAAACAAAACGAGTATCTTAGATATCCTAGTAAATGGGAAGAAATGAAAAAAAAATTAGATCGTTTTCAAAAATTAAAGGATACTTATTTTTATATTAACTGTGTAGTGCAGAATTTAAACATATTATATATAGACCAGCTGGTCGATTTTGCTTATTCAAGAAAAATACACTTAAACTTTACACCAATTGAAGATCCTACATACTTAAGAATAGAAATACTTCCAGTAAGTCTTTTAAAAATTGCACTTTCAAAATTAGAAAAAATTCCAAAAGATCAACACATACATTGTACAAATCTTAATAATTTAAAAAAACTACTACAGGCAATTATCAATAAAAATAAAAGTTTAGATCATAAAAATTTCGAAGAGTTTAAAAGAATAATGATTTTACGAGACAAATATAGGAAAGTTAATATAACCGACTACATGCCCGAAATTGGTAAATTAATATACAATAAGTTCGCCTAAAAATAATTAGTGTATTAATACCTTAATGTAAATACTTGTAATATGAGTTTAAAGGTTTACATAGGCTGGGATTCTCGAGAAGACATAGCATACCAAGTATGCGAGCATTCTATAAAACGTAAAGATCAAAATACCGAAGTACAACCATTAAAACAAAACGAAATGAGGGAAAAAGGTATCTATACCCGAGATATAGATAAACTAGCCACGACCGAGTTCACATTCACGAGATTTTTTGTGCCTTATCTTAACAACTATAAAGGATGGGCAGTTTTCTGTGATTGTGATTTTTTATGGAAAGTACCTGCATCAGAATTAGAAAAATATTGCGACGACACAAAGGCGGTAGTTTGTGTGCAACATGATTATACTCCAGAGGACGGATCAATAAAAATGGACGGACAAATACAGACAGCCTATCCGAGGAAGAATTGGTCAAGCATGGTGTTGTGGAATTGTTCCCATGAGAAGAATAAAATATTAACCCCGGAATTTTTAAACAAACAAACACCTAAATTTCTGCACAGGTTCTCATGGCTGGAAGATAATGAAATAGGTTCTTTGCCCCACGAATATAACTGGTTAGTGGGATGGTATAAGGAACCAAAAGATGGCAAACCTAAAATACTACACTACACCGAAGGCGGTCCGTGGTTTGACGGTTACAGGAATTGTGAATATGCAGATGACTGGAAGAAGGAAGTAATCAATTTATTTTCGGCATAATGAATTGGGAGAAAATAAAACCAAATCATTACTTCAAAGAGCCTGTAGAACACGTGTACGCTTCCACGTTGTACGACATAAAAGATTATGACAAATTATACGAGAATCAAAACAATTTCACACACCCAGCATGGCAAGAGTTTGACA